GTCCCCATGGCCGGATTTCGCCGACCACCACCCTACACTAAAGTAGGGACGGCGATGTAATGCCGGTCCACACGCTGACTAGGCGTGTGACCCTCTCGCGCCCCCAGAAGGGGACGAAGGGAGGTTGCGGCAGAGAGGAATAATCCCAATTAGGGGTCACCTCTCTCTTTGTGACGTACGAAGTTTCCCGTTGCCTAACGGTACACTTCTGGCCGCGTAAGTAGCCACCGATGAACGCAAGCTCAAGCCCTCTCGGGCTAAAGCGAAGTGGACAATCGGGACCAGCAAACGCCGCACCTTCGACCCGCCAGCCCTTACGGACTGGAACGGATCGAGTGTAACGACGCAAACCAGGTACACCCGCAACAGAACGGGGACTGCAGCACGACAACGGGACGAGAAGCCCCGCGTCGAGAGGCAGATCTAACGGTACGGCATATCGAATCACAGTGTCGCTGACACTGTGACGCGGATTACTCCGCATCTTCGATAAAAGGTACCGAAAAGTACAAGGTAACAAGGCGCCCCATTCGGAGCACCAGGCTGCAAGCCTGTTAACGGCTACGAAATGATCCTGCAACGACCTGAGATGTTTTACATATACAGGTCGAACGTTAACGCCGAGATGGCCGTCAACACCGCAGGACTCACGGAACGGTCCTTCAACATAGGACTTCGCGTCGTTCACCTTAAAACCTAGCATCGCAAGGATGTTAGTAACTAACCTTACAGGTTGGCCAGAGAGACATATAATGTCATCTCCAAAGACCGCCCAGTTGCGGTTAGTGGTGGCTCCCCTCGACAGAGGAGCTATCCCAAGGAAGCGATAAACGGCACGGACTACACTCGAGAAGAGCAACGTTTGGAGCGGAAATGTAAATCCGTTACCCATAGTTGAAACCATCTCGAGCGGGCACAGCTGCTTGTCAGGCAGTAAGCAGGATGGCGATCGGAGAAACTGCAAGATATGGTACATGCCTCTCGGCAGGACCTGTTCAAGCATCCGATTCGCTAAGCTGTCAGACGCGGACTCAAGATCTATAGTCGCAAGACTATCATCAAGAGAAGCGCGCAATGCCAGAGCGCGGTTGACATCAGGCTGAGTATCCATGCGGATACCAAACTGAGACGCCAACCTCTTTTCAATGAGACGACCCAAACCGAGTTGTAACCACATGTTTCCAAGTGGTTCGGTACAGATCGTTCGCGCTATGTCAACGTTCTTGTTTACAAAGCTCAGTACACTGTGGTTTACGATACTCACATCCACAGATTCTTGGTCATCATCAAAGAAGACCGCGGATCGTTTGTTGATAAGTATCTGCCAAACATCGGCAACACGGCTTGTACAACTATGTGGCTTCGAATAGAACTTGGAATAAAAGTCGGTACCTCTGGCTCCAACACTGGCGCCAGGACCGACACCTCCAGATCTATAAAGGTCCCCGTAATCATAAACTACGGGGCCCTCGTCGTCACTACCATGCCAAAAATCATAGAGCTCTTGCTTAAGGAGTCCTAAGATCTCGGCCTGATATTCATAGTTGATTTTGAGCTCCCACGAACGACACCTGGCATTGACAGCTAAGAATTTCTCCAAAGCTGCTTTGCAAGCATCATCAGTGGGGTCGGGGTCATTATTGAATTTCTTCAACAATGAGTCCCGAAGGCGATAACATGCCACCTCGAATGACGAAGAATCTGGGCCCCAGGACGGGGCCGAGATATCAACGTAATTCCCAAGATCCGATAGTAAACTTTCGGACAGTTTGTGTTGAGTACGACTCATAGCAAACCCCTCATACGATACAGTCAAGGAAGAAAAGAGTATTCAGCTAAAGGCATCAAAGAATGCCAGTAGTGATAGTCTCCCCGAGATTAGCCGACTGCTGCTGGATCGCTCCACCATGAAGGGACAGGGCCGCGCGGACATTTAAAGGGTCCACGGTATCGGCACCTGCCGGAACTTCAATCGTAGTCGTGATGACCATCGGCACAATAGCCTGACCAGAAAGGACTGTTACACCCTTCCTAGTTATGACTTTATATGTGTTTCGAGGAACATCACGAGGGCTTAACTTACCAGTGATTGGGTTAGGAAGACCCAACACCCGCAACACATTGGGTTTGGTAAAGTTAATGGTGAACGGAGACGCCACTGTATGTGTGGTCACCCCCGTCTGAGTCCCACCAAGTGCTGTAATAGCCTGTTGTTTACCCGATACATTGGGAGGGCTATAGTCAGTAGTGGTGGTGTACGTCGGGGACGTTAGTCCCGTCTGGGCTTGGCCCGTTACCGGGCTGGAAAGTGAGATCATGGATTATCTCCAATGGTTGGGTTTCATAAATGAAGTTTCCTAAGCCGATTCTCGATCCAATCGAATTGCTGTACAACAGAAGCGACATTAAGCCACTTCGTTGACGTCAATCCGGGGATCTGAAGATGAAGCCTTGGAAACGGAATGGCATCAATGCGCCGTCTACTGACGGCGGTGCCGAGCACGTAACTGTGGTTAGGTCCGCGTGCAATAGACCCATCCTCACATCTGTAGTTGTAGGCATTAATTGTTTTGGCATTCCGCACAGTGCGGTTTAGCCATGCCACGTCTACAAATGCAAGCCGCATACTGTCTAAGATCTCCTGTACATTGAGGAAATAGTCGACAGTCCACGACCACGGGGTGCCTTCCCAGATTCCTCCGGGAAGATCCAGCAAGCTCAAACCGAAACGTTGGAGAGAGCTTGTGGGGACACCCGAGCACACAGTAGATCCTTTATACCGAACCGTCGAATCAACTTTAGTCTGGCGCTCGCAGTACACACCAGGAAGTGCGTACCATGATGGCAGATTAACGAAGCAACGAGGTTCTACGGTTACCGATGTCGAACGACCAAAACCCCGAAGGGGGATAGAGGACGTTTCGGACCAGGAACCGTTGACCGCTTCACTCAGGTCATTTAGATCTGAGATGGTCGGCTTGATAGCAAAGGACCATTCAAGCCACATATTGCCAAGGTCACGTCTGAGGTTACCGTGGCGGCGAGAGCCGCGACGAACAACAGCAGCCATGTTCTTAGCAATGTTTCCAAACCCGCTGCGAAAAGCATGCAGTGGTTTCTTGAACATCTCGACGTTTTCTCTAAATTCGGCAATAAAGCCGGATCCAAAGAATTTACGCGTCGAAGAAATGTAGTGTTCAAGAAGTTTGGAACGTGCCTTGTCATCAGCAGCTGGATCGATAGCCGAAGAAATCGACGGGAGCCAGGCGATCGGACTGATCGACTGGAAGAAATTCCCGAAGAAATCGGCTTGACGACAGCTGTAGACGCTCTTGGGGTATACGGTCAGAGACTGACCAGCAACCTTTCCGAGCTTCAAACGCGTTCCATCGAGTGAGGTCGTCGCTGATTGGTGACGTGCTATAAGCACCTTCCAACCAGGGATGTTATCGCCCATGACCACGACGTCAGACCAACGGAACTGACCACCAGAAGCACTCACGACCGAATGAGTGCCAGCGGAGCCAGTTTCGTATGAGGTGACGGACGTGGGCACTGCCCACAGCTGAAATTTAGTTGTGGACATAATGAGACTCGTCTTAATGATGGGAACTCAGCGGGGCCCCTTACGGG